AGCAGAGCTTGCCGAGTTGTCGCCAGTAGCAGAGCTTGCCGAGTTGTAGCCAGTAGCAACGGCTTGTCCACGATCTTGATCAGTGTAAGCAGGTGATTCTTTTTTAATTGGCTCACAATGTGAGGTTGTATATTCAATAGCTGCTTTAACTAAGAATGGGATATCCACTTCAGCTTTAATAGTGATTGATTTGCTAGCAACTTTAGTGTCATTAGTGTCACGGCTTAAATCACCAGACTGCTCAACTACAGCAAAGCGGTTTAATTCACCCGGTGCGTAATATCCAAATACATCTAAAGGATATTCACAAGCATGGAAACCAGAACCACAAGCCTCTACTTTGCCTTTATGTTCAAAAGTCTTGCCAATTTCATATTGGAAACCACGGCACCGTAGGTTCTTGTCAAAACCCTTGTAGCTAGTGATTGTTTCTTTTTTCTGTGTCATACTATTCTCACTCATTGAGTAAAAGTCCCGTCGGTCAGATGTCTGGGACTTTTTTGTTGTCTGGTGAGTAAAGCATACTTTACCTTGGTTGTGTTGTAAAGCCTACTTTACTAATTATTTTTAAGTGCACTTTACTTTTTATATGTAGGCAATAAAAAACCACTATATGCATAGTGGTTCAGATGAAGCGATTTTGTAATTATTTAGTTAAGTCTTTTGCAATTAACCATTCTTTTTTATCAACATCGTATTCTGGTTCTAATAAAGCCAAAATATAACCTGACGCCTCAAATTTAAAATGTTCTTTTGATGGACTGACAAAACCCCAAAAAACTAAGTCATTTTTACCTAATGAGTTTTGATACTTATCATTAATTCCAGCGACAAAGGTTATACCTTCACTATTTGCTAATTGAACTAAAAAACCTTGGATTGAGTTATTATTATGAATAACTTCTTGAATAATCCCGAAACTCATTTGATTTTTTTCAAATAAAGGCTTGTGAATGGTAGTTGCAAAAGAAAAGGCTGACAGATTGTCCTTAAAAATTAATTTTTCCGCAGATGGTTTTTTATAAAAGACCCACCTTTTAATTTTTAATAATAAGAAATATCCCCAAGAAAGCAGAAAGCCAACCGGTAGAAAATACAAAAATAAATGAAAGAAAAGGCCATCTCTTTTTTGAGGAAAATATTCAGGATTTAGTATTTGATTTAAATCTAAATTCTCCTTATAACCCCACGATAATAAAGAAATAATCCCCACTGTTAAAACTAAAATACCTATCCTCTGAATTGGCTCTTTCGAGCCAAATTCCCATATTTTATTTAATTTATTCACTTATATTTCCTCATGTGTAAGACCATCACACCTATAATTGATATATTGTGATTAAGTGATGAAAGTGTTGGATAGTCTGGATTTAAAGGAACTAATTCAAAAATTTCTCTTCCGAAATCATCATACCCAATGACACGATATTTCTTAAAAGTAGCTTCATATTCTCCATTTTGAGCTACTACAAAAGAGCCAGGATGTGGAGTTAATGCAGTATCAATTGTTAAAAGATCACCAGGTTTGAAGTCTGGCAACATACTATCGCCTTGCACGGTGAGACTAAATACACTTTTTTCTTTTGCTGATTTATAAGTTGTATAAGTTTCGCCTATAGGATTTACGCCATCATACCCAACTGAGTTAAAAATCCCTGCCTGAACATAATCAAGTACTGGAATTTTGCTAATTTCATCATTATTAAATACTACATTCGCAACTGATTTTTTATCTAGCAGCATTGGTGCACGTTCGCCAGCAAGCCACTTATGGTTAACACCCAAGAATTCAGCTGCAAGAGTCAAGTTACTGCCATCCAGTTCCTTTGTTGGTCCATTAAACCACTGACCAACACTTGCTTTACTTACTTTACAGAATTCAGCCATTTCTGTGTTTTTTAGTTTTTTATTACGAGTTGATTCGTAGTGCTTTTTTGCTTGATGCATGCGTTCTTGAAGCGAAGACATAATAAAAATTCCCAAATTAGTAAAGCTAGCTTAACTTTTAATAAGTAAAGTTTGCTTGATTTTATTAAGTAAAGTATGCTTTACTTGTCTTTGTTTACTGGAGTAAAGAAAGTGCAAGTACTGATGAAGAAAAGTGACGCCATTCAGGCGTTCAAAACTAAAGTCGGTGTGGCAAAAGCAATAGGGATTAGTAAACAAGCAGTTAGCTTATGGGGCGATATGGTTCCTGAAGGTTCAGCCTCTAAATTATTGCTTATTAATCCCAACATTCCACACACGATCAAAGCTGCTTAGGTGATGACATGGGCGAAAAATTAACTGCAAGTGTCACCTTTAAGTGCACAGATGAAGAAAAGATTCTGCTAGAGCGTATAGCGCGTTCACGCAAAGTGACAATTTCAGAATTAATGAGAGACGCTGGCATAAAGATCATTCAAGAAGTAGAGGAATTGCTTAGAAGTCTACAGGCTGAGTTTGATCTGACCACAGTTACCGAAGATACAAGGAATACCAGTGATTTTGAATTAATGCCTTCTCCTCCTTTAAGAGACGTAACACCAAAACACACAGGCACAAAAAAGGCCCAACTGTGCGACCAGTTGAACCTAATTTGCCATTCCACAGCAAAGCAATGAAATGAGTACTGAAATATGAATTTAGCACATAAACACGACTCTCCACAAGGTGAAGTGATCGAGTTTCCAAAACAAGAGCGACAAGATATGTCAAAGAAAGAAGAAGGCTATACCCGAATGCCTAACTCTTTAATTGACGAGCAAATAATGGCGCAATTAAGCGACAAAGCATTCAAATGTTTGATGCTAATAATTCGTCAGACTTCAGGTTTTAATCGCAACTCAAACAAGATTGCTACTTCGCAATTTCAAGAAGCGTGCGGTATCAAAAAAACTGACAAGGTCTATGCCTCAATTAAGGAACTTGAACAGAAAAGTTTAATCAAAGTTGAGCGCAAAACTGGCGGATTAAACACCTATTTTTTACTCGAAAACCAATCCCAAAATAAGGTAGTACCTGAAAATTGGACTACTCCCAAAAATGGGGAGGGGACTACTCCCAAAAATGGGGAGGGGACTACTCCCAAAAATGGGGACACTACAAAAGAAAGTATTAAAGAAAACTTTAAAGAAAATTTATGTGAGGAAAATTCAGTTGACTCGGTTTTAAAACTTTGGGTTCCAAAACTTGAAATTTTGAATGCTTGGTTGCAACGAGCTGGCATCGCAAACATGACTCAAGCGGAAGCTGAAACTTGGTTGCTTGAAATCAACGGGTATTACTCATCAAAAATTGAAGCTGGTCTTTTGAACGACACCCAGATGTACACAAACTTCGTGAAGTGGGTCAAACGCAGTTACTCAACTCGTAAACCAGCACCACAGCAAATGGATTCTCGAAACGTGAATGATGCGTGGGCTAACCAACAAACTCCTTACGATCCTGTAGAGCCAGTTGAATTGGAGGATTGGATGCTATGAACGCGATGCTTAATCCAGAAATTCTCCAAGGCTCAGGCTTTTGCACTAAGCACAACACGAAAGAAATCATCATGGGTGGTTTCCAAGGTTGCCCACAGTGTGCAGTTGAGTACGTGAATGCAGCAAATAAACAACATGGCTTTGAAGTTCAAAAATCAGTTCGTGAAAAACATTTTGCAGGCGCAATGATTCCTGAACGTCACAAGGATGCAGGTTTTAGAAATTACATCACTCAGCTTGCAGGGCAAAAAAATGCTCTAACTCAAACAGCAAACTTTGCGAAAAAAATCGTGAATGGCGCAATTGAAAACTTGGTGATGGTTGGCAGTACTGGAACAGGTAAAACACATTTGGCATGTGCAACTGCAAGAACGCTTTTAGCGAAAGGCAAGTATGCACGTTACATCACAAGCGAAGAATTGGCTCAACGCATTATGAAAGCGTGGGACAAGGACACGAAAGATCAATCAGAGCAGTCAGTAATTCATGAGTTCACTCAATACGATTTGCTTATTCTTGATGAGTACGGATTGCATGACCGTGAAAAGCGCTTAGAGCTAATCCACAAAGTTTTGTATTCACGCTATGACGCATGCAAAGCAACGATGCTCATCTCAAACATGACTCTTGAGCAACTCAAAAACGATTTAGGTGATCGCCTATGGTCTCGCTTTCAACACGGTGGACTAACGATCATTGAGTGCAACTGGAAAGATGCGAGGGCGGTATGAGTAAAACAACACCACAAGAACCATTGTTATTCGGATCCATGACCTACCCGCAAATTATGAAACTTAGAGCAGCTTACAACTTAGGCATTCGAGATAACCAAACCAGACAGGTGAATGCGCTTTATCACAAGTTATTAAGACGTGGCTGGGCAACAAGAATGAAACAACGGAATGGGGTAGAAAATCATGAGAATCACTGAACAGCAGTATGAATCGATACAAAACAAGCGAAATAACGCAGAAAAACGCACATTACAGATCGATAAACCGAAAAGTGGTGTGTATGTACCACAATTAAATAAAAACGTCTCTACGGACGAATTAAAGAGAATTAGCGAACGTGACTCTAAAACGATTTTGAAGTGTGAAATTAGCGGTATGGCTCCTTCAGTTAATCACTACTGGGTAGCAAGTGGAAAGAAACGATTTTTAAGCAACAAAGCACGTGATTTTCATGACCTGATCAGAAGCATTGTTCCAGCTCATAAATCAATCGCACGGTTGAAACTTGAAGTCACTTTTCACTTTCCAAATCGGCAATGCCGAGACATCGATAATTACTTGAAAGCGACCATCGATAGCTTAGTCAAATGCGGTCTGTGTGTAGACGATGAACAGTTCGATGAACTAGTCGTTAAGCGCGGAAATATTATTAAGGGCGGACTCATTCAATTACATGTGAGCGAGATCTAAGGGGATGAATATGTTGGTTGATAATAGCGTTTTTCTCGAATCTCCTCGCGCGCGCGCGCGTTTTCAAAACCTTGAAACGAAAAAGAAAGTAAAACAGTTTCGTGTTGCGATGCGTGGTTACAAAAGACCTGACTTCAACCGCATGATTCTAGACCTACTTAATCTTGGATGGACGCATGAAAAGATTGCGTTTGTTCTGCCAGTTGCAGGGGCTTCTACAGTGTCAGAGTGGGCACGTGGTGGCGTTCCAAATTTTGAAAACGGTGATGCATTTATCTTGCTTTGGCAGACAGAGACAGGATTGCAGCGTTTTCCGCGTGAGGATGAGTGGTTGACATACAAATACACAGTTGGTCAGCAGGATTTACTTGGTGTTTTAGATGATTTTGCTGCGCAGTTGGATAACGAATTGGGCAAACGTGACGGGGTGAAGGGATGAGAGCACAACAATTTATCAAAGACCACGGTTTAGAGAAGGCGAGAGAGTTATTAAAGCGACTACATGAACTTGGTTGCCCTGATGATATGCAAATCACAGTAATTAATGGTATGTGGCATCGCACAGCTAATGGTTTTACTTATCCTGAATTAAAACGCCTCGTGGAGTCGGTGGATTTGGTTAAGACTTATGGCGGTATCGAGCAATGCAGAAAAGATGCTGATTGGGTAGTTGAAACCAAATTACCTGAAACGGATTTATATAAAGAGCTTAAGCAAGCCATCGCCGATTACGAATCGATCTACGGAGAAGGGAATGATCTATAAACACAATAAAACTGGAAATCTCTACTCACTAGTTGTAGTTGCCAATAAGTGCGACAACGAGAAGTTTCCAAAGATGGTTGTTTATCAAAGCTTGAGCGACGGGTATGTTTACGCATGACCATACAAAGACTTTTTCAATTCATTTTCGATTCAAGGAACCAGCCATGAGTGAGTTTAAAGTCGGGGATCTTATTGTTTATTTGGCGGATTGGGATGACTTTGATGGCATCATGACTTATGACGCATCTCGTGATGATGATTCGTGGAACCATGGAAACATGATCAGACACGCCACCCCCGAAGAAATAGCAGCTGGCCACCGCATTGACACCAAGCAAATCGAAGACATTGGTGATGATGAGCATTTAGAAAACCACATTTCGCCAAACTGCAAAGCAAAGGATGTTTGAGATGGATAAACCAATGACATTTAACGAATGGATGGGAACTTTAGGTTTTGATGCTTTGGTTCATGCAAATTGCTGCCGAAAATCTTATGAAGCAGGTCAGCAGTCGCAGCAAGCGAAAGTGGAGGAGCTGCAAACTCAATTGTCACTACAACGTCAAAGAGTAAAGGCTTTTGAAGAAGAGCTTACTGGTTCGCGTAACTATGGTGACGAGCTGCAAAATCGGGTGGATTATTTAGAAAGCACTCTAAAAAAGTGTTTATTGCATGGTCTTGATTCAGTAAGGATTGAAGGATCAAGTCTAATTACGATGAGGGAGAAAATTCAACAGGTATTAGACGGGGAAAATAATGGTTGAAGTTAAAGTAAATAGCGCGAAGGTTACAATCAAAGGTACGTCTTTTGACTTTATAGGATATATAGCTGAGTTAGGTTTTGACGGTGATATCAAGAAGGTCATTGAGATAACAACTGGCAGCGATGTGACAAAAGAGTTTAGAAAAAAGTACGAGCAAGCGCTCAAGGGGGAGGCATGAAATTACTTCTAATCAAAATAGCTATGAACTTGGTTGCAATCCTTTTTGTTGAGTTTGTGGTAATTGGTGGACTTTATTACACACAAGGCAATGAACCTACTGACGACTTTATAAGGGGTTTATTTTTCATCCAAGGCCTTATTTCGGCATTAGCAACCTTTGCAGTTGTTAATGAAAGCGTTTCAGATTTCGTCAACAAAGAATTTGGAGCTGACCAATGACCACATTCAAAGAGGTTCAAAACGAGGTTGTGATAGTCGAATCGGTAGAGGGTGAATATCTCACTGCCGATGAGTACTATCACGCAAGGATTGAAAAATTAAAAGATGAGGCGATGCGGCAGACGGTAGAGGTTGCCGTAATAACAGCGCGCCAAAAAGCACGTCAAAAGTACCAAGCGGAAATGGCAAGTGTTCTTTTTTCTTTTCCTAGGTGGTGGCAATGACTAAATGCAACCACGAATATCAGTACTGCTGGATTTATAAGGCGTATTTATGTATTCATTGTGATGAGATGAGGAAGAGCCAATGAATAAAAGAGAAGTCGAAAGAGAAAAATTACTTAAAGCAATTCAAAAAATGCATGACTTGCTAAAAAATGGCAAGAGATTTGAGTTAAATGAACTGTCTAAATCTATGAAGCAGGTAAAGAAATGAGTGAGGAGGTCATTGAAAAAATTTTAGTCATAACTCTACTTGTTAGTTATGCACTGGGTTTGGCTTTAATTCCATTAACTTCTAGACCTAAAAAGAAATCCAAGAAAGACAAGTGAACTAATCACCCAACAAACCCCAACTTAATAAACTCAACACTAGCCCTATTCACAACGAATGGGGCTTTTTTATGGCTGGCAAACGACAAATTCAGACACCAGGTGTAACTGCTGAACAGAACCAAGATCAACAACAAACAGAAACACCAGATACAACCCAAGACACTTCAACTAAAGATCAGGCTGATGCTGCGTTGGCACACATCACTAAAACTGATGAGAAGCCAGATATTCAGAACGCTGAACATGAAGGCTCTTACATTCCTCAACTGCCTGATTGGGTTTCTCAAATCCTCGAAAACCAAGCCCGCATTGAGCAAAAACTTGATGCCGTTCTGTCTCAATCTGGTACTGAAACACCAAAGCCTAAAGCTAAAGGCCGATTCAAAATGGTTGAAGGCAAAGGTCATGTTTGGGTGGAGGAATAACCATGTGCGGACCTTCAAAGCCAGTACAGACTGATCCAGAGGCTGAAGCACAAGCGGCAGCGGATAAGGCAGCACAAGAAGCCAACAAGAAGAAAGCTCAGCGCAAAGTTTGGAGCCAAGAAAGCGTGCTCTCTAGTGCAGCAGCTCCAACACAGCCAAACGGCAAAACAACTTTAGGCGGTGGTTAATGGATATTCAGGCTAAGCAATTATGCGCTCGGTTGGGGCAAATGAAGCTCAGCCGATCTATTTATGAGGCGCATTGGGGTGAGTGCTACAAGTACGGTGCTCCAGAGCGTCAACAATCATTTGTAGGTTCCGATCCTAAATCACAGCGTGAAAAAGAACGAGCAGACCTTGTTGATTCAACAGCAGCCGAAGCAATCCAGCTACTTGTATCAATGATCATGTCAGGTGTTACGCCTGCTAACTCTATCTGGTTTCAAGCTGCGCCTGATGGTGTGGATGATGTCTCGGAACTAACTGACGGTGAACGTTGGTTAGAAGAAGTTTGTCAATTCATGTGGCGCAATATTCATGCTGCAAACTTTGATAGCGAAGCTTTTGAAACTATCACAGACGTAACCGTTGCAGGATGGGGCGTTCTCTACACCGATATTAATCACAAAGAAGGCGGTGGCTATGTATTTGAAGCATGGCCTACGGGTAATTGCTGGATAGGCTCAAGCCAACCCAACGGCATGATTGACATCATTTACCGTGAACATGAAATGACAGCCGAAGCGATGGTCAATGCTTACGAAGATAAGTGTGCGCCAGATGTTATTAATGCAGCAACCACAGAACCCGAACGCCGATTCAAGTTATTACATGTGATTCAGCCACGAAAAACAAAAGGAGCAGGGCAGCTAAATAAAGATATGCCTTTTGCCTCTTATCACGTGGACATTTCTCATCAAGTTGTTTTGAAAGAATCAGGCTATCACGAGTTTCCATGCTCGATTCCACGCTTAAGACGTTTGCCTAACTCTTCTTATGGCAATGGTCAAATGTCTGTGGCTTTGCCAGATGCTAAGACCTGTAATGAGTTGGTGCTTCAAACAATTCGCGCAGCAGATATGCAGATTTGCGGCATGTGGATTGCAAAAGATGATGGTGTATTAAATCCACATGTTGTACGTGTTGGTCCACGCAAAGTCATCGTTGCTAATGATGTTGAATCAATGAAGCGCCTTGATGATGGTGTGAACTTCCAGATAGCTGAATATCTATTGAATAGCCTTCAAAACGGTATTCGTAAAAAGCTCATGGCTGACCAGTTGCCGCCGATTGGTGCTCAGCAAATGACAGCAACAGAAATCAATACACGTGTTGAGATTATTCGCCAGCAATTAGGGCCTTTGTATGGTCGTTTGCAGTCTGAATTTTTAATGCCCCTGTTGGATCGTTGTTTTGGTCTTGCTTTGCGCTCTGGTGCGCTTAAACCGCCTCCAAAAGAGTTATGGGGTGCAAATCTATCTTTCAAATTTATTTCCCCTCTAGCACGCGCTCAGCGCCTTGATGAAGTACTTGCGACTGAACAATTCGTAATGGCCCTAAGTCAATTTGCTGAAGTAGATAAATCTGTACTCGATGTAGTCGATTTTGATGCAGCAGCAAACGTGGTTGCTCGTGGTCGTGGCGTTCCTCAATCAATTCTACGTACCGATGAAGAAGTGGGCGAATTACGTGCAGCCCGTCAAAAGGCATTGGAAGAGGAAAAACAAAAAGCAGCACAACAACAAATGGCTCAGCAGATGGGTGGCGTAATTGCTGACGGTGCTAAGGCCGCAATTAATCAAGATCCAAGCCTTATGACAGGGATGGTAAGCGGGGTGATGCAATGATTTATCTAATGTTCGTAGTGGTTTCAATTATTTTGGTGGCCATCATTGCCTACCAGCAAATTAAGTATGAAGAAGTAGAGGTATTGCTTTGGGATGAAGTCCGTGATCATGCGGAAACACGAAAGCAACTCACTGAATTACAACGTCAAAAGAAAGTTGATATTCAAACAGTTCCAGATAAAGCCATTAGGCAGCGATACCAGCATAAGCCATCGGCAGAAGACTACTACTCAATCTTTGAAGCACACCCAATTGGCAGGATCGTTTCTGATGATCTGGTCAATAAATTCGGTGGTGTGACCTATGTTCGCGGTGGCCAAGATGCGGAACGAGAATCGTGCTTTAGAGCAGGAAAGAAATACGTAGTTGACCACATTCTCATGCAAATCAATAACGCTCACAAAGCTCCACAAATTCAATATGAGGTAACAACTGATGACAACTGAAGCCCAAGCACCAGAACAAACCACAACTGAAACTGAAGTAACTACTACGCCGACAGACACCACTGTATTAGGAGGTGATCAAAATCAAGGTGGTGATCAACCAGTAGAGCAAATTGCTACACCTGCAACCATTGCTACACCAGATGATTATGCGGTTGAGCTAGAAGGTTTTGACTTTGAAGAGTTCAAAGCAATTGACGAAAACAAAGAATTTCTAAAAGAAGCTCATGAAGCTGGTTTATCAAATGATCAGCTTGGCTTTGTGCTTGGGAAATATAACGAAATTATTCCTAAAGTCATGGGTCAAATGGCTGAAATGCAAACTGAAAATTGCAAAGAAGCATTGAATCAACTATGGGGTGCAGAGACTCAAGCAAACATTGGTTTGGCGATGAAGGCAGCTCAAGCGGCTGGACTAAGTCCTGAAGATATTCAAAGCCCTGCAATTGGCAACAATCCCGCAGTCATCAAGATGCTTGCTCATTTCGGTAAACAGCTTGGTGAAGATGTGCCACCTCAGAACACACAGCAAAGCGAAGGTGAGGATGTTGAACAATTGATGAGAGGTGAAGCGTACGGCAATCCAAATCATCCAGACTATAAACGTGTGAATGCATTGGTACAGCGCCATTTCGCAAAACTATATCCTGAAAATTAGAATGGAGTAATTGAGTTATGGCTCAAGATATGGCTACTAATGGCGCAATGATCACAGCAGCATTCAAGCGTCAGTTCCACACCACCTTTGAGGTGAAGTGTCAACAAGATAAATCAGTGCTGCAAGTTGGTGTAGAAGATCGTGGCCCTATTGATGGCTCATCTTTTACGATTAATGACATGGGGCAAGTGGAAATGCAGCCTTCAGGCTCACGCTTTGGTGATACTGTTTGGTCTGTTGCTGATGCTGGTACACGTTTGGCGCTAATGGCGGATTATGATTTATTCGTACCAGTTGAGCCGCGCGATGTTCCTAAGCTTTCTGCGAACCCAACTGATAAATACATGCAGGCTTGTTTGGCGGCTGAAATGCGTCAACGTGACCGTATTATTTTCAATGCATTAGGTGCTTCAATTCAGCGTAAGCAGGTTGATGGTGAAACTTATACAGCTACACCATTGCCAGCAAGTCAAAAAATTGCAGCTGCTGCCACACCAATGAACAAAGCTAAAATTGTTCGTGCCCGTAAATTGTTCCGTCAAAACCATGCTGACAAGTTCCCGTTATATATGATCTATAACGCTGAAATCTTGGAGCAAATCTTAGTTGATGATGAGTTGACTAAATGGGATAAAGAAACAATTCAAGCAATTCAAGATGGTGATGTTGCGAAAAAATGGGCTGGCTTCTTATGGCTTCCATACGAAGATATCACATCAGTAACAGCAGGTTCTCCAGCTGTAACCACTCAAACAACCTTCGCGTATGCACAAGGTGCAGTTCATTACGGTCGTAACTCAATTCACGACTTTGACATTGCAACTCGTCCAGACAAGAAAAACGTTAAGCAAATTGGCGGTATCGCATCTTATGGTGCTGGTCGTGCTAATGAGCAAAAAGTAGTTCAAATCGATTTTATCGTGTAAGTGCTTTCACCCCACTGTATGGGCATGCGGTGGGGTGCTTTTTATACCCAACAAAGCAATTCAAAACCTCAGTCAACATAACCAAAATGGCTGAGGTTTTTCTTTATGACTATCACAAATACAAGCATCTGCAATGAGGCTTTAAATCTTTGTGGGGCTAAGTCGATTATCAATTTAGAGGACGGTACAGATAACGCAAGACGTTGTGCTGCCTTATATGATTCAACACGTAAAGCACTTTTGCGCATGCATCCGTGGTCTTGTGCAAAAAAGCGTGTAGTACTCGCGCCCACTACAACACATCCGACCTTTGGTTATAAAAATGCATTTCCTTTACCAAAGGATTTTCTACGAGTTTATGACCCAAATACACAATGTTTTGAGATTGAAAACCGTCACATCCTTTCTAATCAAGATTCAATTCAATTGGTATACATCTATGACAATGACAACGAAGAAACATGGGATTCCTTGCTCGTTGAGGCTATGGCGTTATATTTATGTTCCAAAATCGCTAAGCCAATTACAGGAAGCCAAGCGGAGTCGGACAGCGCATATCAAAAACTAATGAACCTTTTGAAGCAGGCTAGAGCTATCAATGGTCAAGAGCGACCAGCTCAAGATTTCTTCACTGGTGAGGCTAATTTGGTCGAGGTGCGCTATTAATGAAAACTTCAGTCATTAAGAATAATTTTAGCGCTGGCGAGTTATCTCCATTTCTTGAGACAAGAACGGACATTCAGCAGTATGCGAATGGTGCACGTGAGCTAACTAATGTCATCCCGCTGGTTGAGGGTGGCGTGAAGTCAAGACCAGGCACGTTTTTTAGATCCTTATTTGCAGGTGCTATCCGGTTAATCCCATTTGTAGTGAACTCTGAGCGAACATATTTAGTTATTTTTAAAGCTGCTCAAATCGTTGTTTATGACCCTAGAACGTATGCAACTGTCACAACTCTGACGTCTCCATATACGGCAGCGCAGATTAATGATGTGCAGTTTGTACAGTACCGCTACAGTATGTTCATGACGCATAGTGATGTGCCTGTACATCGATTCAGGTGCTCAGATGATTACACTAATTGGGAAATGGATGTATTTAACTATACGCATCCGCCATTGGACGATGAAAGTTCCCGCAGCCCATACCGTAAGGGAACTTCAAGTGGAAAAGACTTAGGTGCTATTGTCACATTTACTCTAAATGATGTGGCTGATTGGCTTGAGACGATTAGTTATATTAAGGGCGATGTCGTTATATATAGTGGGCAGTTCTATCAAGCACTGAAAGATAGTACAAATAAACCACCTTCAACAAATCCTGAATACTGGATTGTTGTTCCTTCTTCGGTTTCTGATGTGTTCTCTGCTTCAGATGTTGGAAGCTATATCGAAGTGAATGGCGGCATTATAAAGATCTCCAAATTTAATAATGCCAATGAAGTTCAGGGTGAAATTGTAAAAGCGCTTGAGTCTGAAACAGTTGCTATTGAACGGTCATGGACCATTACACCTCCTGCTTTTAATGCCACAAATGGTTATCCAAGATGTGTGACATTCTTTAAACAGCGCCTTGTATTAGCAAGTACAAAAACTTCACCCAACAAAATCTGGTTTAGTGCGGTAGGTGGTAATTCAAGCTTCTTGGAAACTACAGAAGATGCAGATGCATTTAGTGTGGTATCAGCGTCTGGTCTATCTAACTCAATACTTTTTCTTGAGGCAACACGTGGGGTTATCTGCCTAACATCTGGTGGTGAATACATGATTAGTGCTGATGGAGCTTTGACGCCTACATCGGTAGAAATCAATGAGCACACCTCATACGGTGCCTATCCTACAACCCGACCTTGTCGAGTGGGTAATGAGCTTTTATTTGTGCAGCGTGGCGGTGAGCGTCTTAGGGCTTTGTCATACCGTTATGAAGTTGACGGATTGGTGTCGCCTGAAATTAGTGTAATGGCTTCGCATATTGGTGAAGCGCATGGTGGTATTGATGAGATTACATACCAGCAGGAGCCGCAATCAATTGTCTGGTGCAAATTAGGTGATGGCAAAGTCGCATCAATCACATTCAACCGAGACCAAGAAGTGTTGGCTTGGGCGCAACATGACTTTGGTGGCACAGTAATTTCAATGTGCTCATTACCTACAAAATTGGGTAGTGATAAGTGTTTCATGTTGATTAATCGAAATGGATCTGTATGTCTGGAAGAAGTTCATGAAGACGCAAATATGGATTCACAGCGCTCTGTATCAATAGTAAATAATGCTGTAGATGTGTCGAATGCACTTTATCTTGGTAGTTATTCGCTATTAATGAAGCCGCAAAACTTCTATTACACTGTCTCTTATCAGCAAGAAGGCAATAGCTTAAAGATTCTTAATAGCCCTGAAACTGGAACTATTCAGCTTGGCAAAGCGTTTAATGGTGTTGTAGATCTATTCCCGCCAGAAGTGGCGCAAAATCCAGCAACCACAATGTTTAGTAAAGCTAAAGTATCTCGTGTTGCATTTGTATTTAGAAATACTTTAGGCCCAATTTTCAACGATCAGACATTAGAGCTTTTTGATTTTGATCACACCCCAATGGATGGGCAAAACCTCTTTACAGGCAGACATCTTTATGAAGGTGGAAGCTTTGATGATATCTACAAAACACGGCTCCGAATAACACTCAACAAACCGCTACCTTTCCACATGCAAGCTTTAGCTATAGAGATTTCAGTTAATGAGCGATAAGCATGAAAGTTCGTGTGGCTACCCTTGATGATATTCCTACGTTAGTCGAGTTTGGCAAATCATTTATGAGTGAGGCGCCAAACTATCGTGACCGTGAATATATTCCAGAAAAAGCAGCAGAGCACTACAAAGAACTCCTAAAAAATGGCGTGATTTTCGTTGTTGAACATAACGAGCATGTTTGTGGTGGCTTTGCTGGTGGAATAGGTAAGGAATGGTTTAATAATCAAAGAATTGCTTTTGACTACGTAATGTATGTCATTCCTGAGTTCCGCAAGACAAAGATTGCTTACATGCTGGTTGATGCCTTCATCAACTGGTGCAAGCTCATGAAAGCTGACCGCATCCAATGCGGCACTACAACAGGTATTGAATCTCTAGGGTGTATTCGTCTTTATAAGCATTTTGGCTTTCGCGAATACGGCACTGTACTTGATATGGGGCTAAACCATGAGTGAAATTATTTCGCCAGATAATACAGAACTTCTCACTTATATTTTAGGTGAGATTCATAACAAACTTTATATCGATGTCGTTCGGGATCTTAAGCAGCAAACCGAGCAAAAATTAGAATCTGGTGAGCTTGAACCAGCAGAGTTTCCTATTACCCATCACTTTTCAGATGGTGTCTACATGCGCCAAATGGATGCCAAGGCGGGAACATTCTGCGTAAGCAAAATGCATCGCACTGAGCATCAAAATATCCTGTTAAAAGGTGCTTTAACCATCATTACTGAAGACGGCTTGGTGTACTTAGAAGCTCCGCAAGTGATTAAGTCAAAGCCCGGAACAATGCGCGTAGGTTATTTCCATCAAGATACTACTTGGATAACCATTCATCCGACTCATGAAACTGACCTTGCAGCAATTGAGCGTGAGGTAATCGTTCCAGATGAAGAAATTGAACAATTTCTAGCATCAATTGGGCATGAGCCTAAGGAGATTTCACTATGTCATGGTTAGCAGCAGGTGCAGCAGCAGCTGCCGTGGCAAGTGCAGCTTTAGCAGGGTATTCAGCTTATTCACAATCCAAAACGGCAGAGTGGCAGGCCGAAGCAGATGCGTCTGCTCAAGCTTCACGTGGTCGGCTTGAGGCTGAGCGAATCTTAAGGCAAAAAGCAAAACAGCAATCTATTGCACGTGCTGCGGCTGCCGAAAGTGGGTTAGATGTCAATGAAGGTACTGCAATCAAAATCAATGATGAGATTGAGCGTGCTGGCCAATACGATGCAGAAATAGCACGACAAACTGGATTTAATGCGTCCCAACGCTTAAAGGCAGAAGCTGATCAGTTTGGTAAGAATGCTAACACTGCATTAGCTTCAGGTACTCTAAATATGGTTTCGGCTGGACTTGGTTGGAAAGGGAGGATGAGTAAAAATGGCTAAAATCCCTATGGGCAATTTTGGTAATGCATTGCCAGATGTGCAAGAAACTCGATTGCCTGCAAGTAATATAAATATGCTTGCTGATGCTGTTGGTAACTTTGGGCAAGCTGTTACTCAGCAGGCACGTATCAAAGATGAGCAACAACGCCAAGAGGAAATAACCAATAAAAATATCGAGCTTTACAATAACAAGATTGCAGAAAAAGAAGGGCAATTAAAGCTTGATGAATCATTATCTACTGACTTCAATGACAAAGTGGTTGATATCAAAAACCGTCTTGGCAATGGTGTGATTAATGCTAAACAGGCAGATGAGGAACTAAATACTTTCTCAACGCAAAAGTTTGCAGAATTGCAGCCTACTTTACCCGGTCATGCTCAGGATGAATTGAAGAAATATTGGGATAGTAATGTAGTGCGTCAGCGATCTTCATTTATGGGATTGCAACTACGTGCAGATGAGCAAAAAGGTGGTGTGCTAGCTGACCGTTATTTCGATGTTGCTACACGTATGAGTCGAGAGGAAGGTAAAAAATATTTATCCGATAACATAACTGGCTTGCCGCTTTCAGAAGCTCAAAAAAACGAGTTAGCTATCAAGTATGAAACTACACGTGACATTAATGACGTCAACTCAAAAATTACTGAAGCCATTGCAGCCAATGATATTGATGCCTTAAAAAATACGGCCACCAGTCTAAAAGATTACAAGTTTATTGATGGCGGAACAGTTCAGAAATTTCAGACCGAAATTCAAAGTAAAATTACTACGCTTCAGCAACGCCAGCAAGTTAATGAAAATAAACGGGTGAATGAGGCTGAGAAAGTAGTAAATGATTATATTCAAAGCACTTTAACAGGCCGTCCACTTGACTTGACTTATCAAAGCAATGTTGAGGAAGCTGTGAAGGGCACGCCATCTGAAGCAGAGTTCCAATTTTATAAGAAACAATCTGCTGATTTCATTCGATTTCAAGCATTACCAACTGATCAGCAACTTGCTGAAATTAACAGCCGTAAAGCGAAGATGAAAAATAGCTCATCGGCTGACCCTGTAGCAGAAAACAAAATCATGACTACCTATCAGAGTATTTATGACAATAAGTTAAAAACTGCTAAAGAAAACCCAACTCAGGCTTTGCGAGAAAAGGGCATACAACTGCCAGAAGTAAACGCGCAAATGGTTAAGTCAAATCCTGATGACTTTGCAAAAAAAGTTATAACCATTGGTTCTTATCAAGTTGCTCAACGTGATAAGGATCCAAATGCAACAATTAAACCTATCCCGAATGAAGCACTACCAGCTGCAAAACAAGCATGGGAAGAGGCTAGTGTAGATCAAAAGCTTAACCTAATTAGCTCTATGATCACTCAAACCAAAGGCATTAAAAACGGTGCAAAAATTTGGGGTGAAGCTTTAGGCCAGTTGGGTAATGGTGATGCAGCTTATCAAATGGCTGGTTATGCACGTGCTAATAACTTCCGTTCTGATGCAGGATTGGATGTGGCAACGGCAATTGTGGCAGGGAAACAGGCCCTTAAAAATAAGCAAATGATTCAACCGAAAGATACTTTGCTTAAAGAAAAATTTAACAAGTATGTAGGGCAATCTGTATCTGGTGAAACAGCCAATCTTAACTATGCTGCATTCCAGTCTATCTATGCTTATCTCACCGAAGCGCGCGGTCAAACGCACAAAGATGCAGATGAGTACAAGGAAGATATAGGTCGTACAGCATTGGGCTTAGCCACAGGTGGCGTTTATACACAAAGCGGGCGGTTCAAGGATTATACAGATCGTGGAATTTCAGACTGGAAAGTCTCAAAGCCTTATGGAATGACTGACTCAACATTTGAGTCAAAAATTCAGAAAGGTTATTCAGATATTTCTAAGGCTACTGGCTTATCTGTAAATGATCTTGATAACTTCCGTTTAGCTCGTTCAACCACTAAAGCGTCTAATGGCGATTTGATGTATGACTTGATCAATGAGCGTGGTCGCCCTCTAGTCGTAAAGGGTGCTGTTTGGCGTATTCGCATGACTGGGGTGACTAAATAATGAGTAACTGGTTATCAGATTTATCAAGCGAAAATCAGCAAGACTTTGAAGAACTCAATAGCAAAGGTTTGCAACATCCTGATACTCGACCTAATGAGCCTAGCGCTTTTTCAGGTGCAATATCTTCACCATTTCGGGGTGCTGCAATTGGTTTAAACAAAGTTGGTGATGCACTTTCCGCACCAATCGATGCAGTTGTTGACCGTGTTAGCTACAGCTTAAAAGATGTTTCTACAAATGAGTTTATCGAACCATATGAAGAGTACAAAGCTAAGCGCGAAAAGGCTCGAGATAATCTAGTTTATGGAACTATTGATAAGTTAGAAGATAAGGAAAATACAGGCATTGTTGGTCGTTTCGGTGTCGGTGCTTCTGACTACTTATGGCGCGGTGCGTTAGGCGTAGCAACTGGTGGTACACTTGGGGCGGCTACTCTTACAGGGGGTTCAACTGGAAACTTTGTTTATACCGATTTAACCCGTAAAGGTGTTGATGAAAACACAGCTTTGCAAGTTGCTGGTGTAAATGCGATCGGTGATGCAGTCGGCACAGCGTTGCCTATAGGCTATGGTTTTAAAGGTGCGGGCGGTTTGGTTGGTGACGCTGCTTTATCCATTGGTGGTGCGACTGGTTTAAATACTGGTATACAATACGCAAGTGAGCAGCTTCTCAAGTCTGAGGGCTATGACAAACAGGCAAAACAATTTGAAGTTACAGGCGAGTCTATTGCTACTGATCTTGCTCTAAATGCTCTTATGTTTGGTGGTGCGCGGTATTTGGGTTCACGCCAAAACAAATTAGACCAAGATATTGATACGGAAATTAACCAGCTTAATGCAGATGATTTCGAAGCTCGCAATGATGCGATAAATGACACTCTCGTTAAAAATAGCTTTGAGTTTGAAGACACAACTTTACCAGTGCGTACGACAGATCCAGTACAGAAAAATAACCACTATCAAAACTTGGATGCTGCAACTGACCAGATTTTAAAAGGGCAGCCTGTTAGTGTGCCGACTAAAGTACAAGGAGAGCCGCGCAAAACCACATTTGACTATGCGAATAGCTCTTTACCTACCAATGCAAAACAAATCGCTCTACGCGCAAAACAGGACGGAGTAGACCCAAGTGTTGCACTAACCATTAGCCATATTGAGACAGGCGGAAGATTTAGCCATACAGCTAAGAACCCGACTTCAAGCGCTTATGGTCTATTCCAAGTCTTAGATGACTCTTGGAAGAACTTAGGCGGTAAAGATCGTAATAATGTTGATGAACAAATTCGCATTGGTTTAAAGCATATTAAACAAGCCAATAGTTATATCCGTAAGAACTTAGGCCGTGAACCTGTAGCACATGAGCAGTACTTGGGGCATTTGCTAGGACCAGGCGGAGCAGTCAAAGTACTTGAGGCAGACCCAAACCGACCATTAATTGATGTGGTTCGTTCGTACGATAAGAAAAATGCAGATGCAATTGTTAAAAATAATGGCATGGCTGGCATGACTGTAGGTCAAGCTATCGATAAATGGCGCAATAAGTGGAACCAGTTAAGCTCACGCTATGGGGAGTCTAGTCCAGCTTATGGAATGGATGGCTCTAGCTATGACTTTGCGTATGAGGTAAAAGACTGGGGTGATTTAATTGCATCTAATGACCGCTTATACGGTGTAAACCCACTTTACCCAAGTGAACTACAACCACGTGACCGAACCCGTGAGGCATCGCGCCAACAAATTGAGCGCATGGCCGATGACTTGAAGCCTGAATTATTAGGAGAGTCTTATAAGCTTTCTGATGGTGCGCCGATTATTGGCCCTGACAATATCGTTGAATCGGGCAATGGTCGAACTTTAGCGATTGGCCGAGCATATGAAAATGGTCGGGCAAGTGCATATCAGGACTTTGTTAATAATTGGGCTAATCAACGTGGTATGGATATAACAGGCATGAAACAGCCTGTATTAGTGCGTACACGCCTTAGTGATGTTGACCGCGTGCAATTCGCTAGACTTGCAAATGAAAGCGATGTGGCTCAATTCAGTGCGACTGAGCGCGCTATGAGTGATTCATATCGTTTACCAGATTCAACACTACTCAAAATTAATAGTGATGGCTCTATCAATATCGATGGTTCAATGGATTATGTCCGTAGCTTTGTTGATCAGTTGCCACAGTCTGAGCGTGGATCAGTAATTACTGGTGATGGTCGCTTATCACAAGAAGGTAAGCGCCGAATTGAATCGGCAATTGTGCAGCGTGCTTACGGTGATTCTAATTTAGTAACTCGACTTTCTGAAAACCTAGATGATGATAGTAAAAATGTTTTAAATGCTTTACTCCGTGCAGCTCCCCAACTGTCACAGCTTAACGATTTAGTGAAGCAGGGCGGGCGCTTTGAAAATTCAATTTCAAAAGACTTGGCACAAGCCGCGCAAAAGCTTTCTGACATTAAAGCCAATGGGCAAACCGTACGAGATTATTTAGATCAAGGCCAACTTATTGATGATGGATTAAGTGATGGAGCAAGAAGATTTCTTGAGGAATTTGATAATAACCGCAAGAGCGCAAAGGCGATTAGTGAATCCATTAACAATGAGGTTCAGGCCGTTGAAAACATGGGCGACCCGCGACAAGGCTCGTTGTTTGGTGACACGCCAGAAGGACAAGCCGCGCTTGATGTGATCTTCTCAAATCCAGATCAGCCAATTGCAGTGAATCGTATTAATTCACTTGGTGAACCAGAAGAATTTACGATGACATTACGTGACTATCACGCCGAACTTGAAGCAGAAATTAAGCAAGCGGATATGGATATATTAGCAACTCAAACCGCATTGAACTGTGCTTTGCAATTTGGTTAATTCATAACACAACAAAACCCCACAAACTAAATGCTCAGATAGCTAAAATTATCTGGGCATTTTTTATGAAAGAACAATGCAAACAAGCCGTAGCTAAAGCACTCGGCAAGCAATCCCTCACTGCTCAAGAAGCAACAGACATTGAAACACGTATTAATGAAACTATGCGTAATATGGCGCGTAAGGATCGTGATAAATGGCGTAATCTTTCCGATGCTGAAAAACTGACAGAGGCTTCAAAACAAGTTGCTATCGATATTCAAGAACAATTAAAACGCAAGCATAAAATTGCAGCTCAAGACATTCTTAAACAATCCCAAAATATTGCAGCATTAGACTATGGCAAGCTTTCGTCAATGGAAGTTGTAGACCGTATGGTTGCTGCACATGGTGATATGTCAGGCATTCAATCTATTGATTCAAAAGCGCGTGGTATTGCTTCAATTTATCGCGGTGAGCTCGTTGATTTCTACACCAATATTAAAGGCGGTTTAGGAATTTTCACAGATCAAGAATTAGTTCATAAAATTGTGCGTGAGCGTTTCGGCGATAATACGGGCGACCCATTAGCCAAAAAAATTAGCGATAAGATGGGTGATGTTTTTGAAGCCATGCGTGACCGTTTTAACCGGAACGGGGGCGACATTGGAAAGCTTGATAATTGGGGTTTACCACAAACGCATAACTTAGAAAAAATTGCTAAGGCTGGTAAAGAGGCTTGGGTTAGTAAGGCTGAATCACTGATTGATACACGTCAATACGTGCATGAGAATGGTGATTTCTACTCACAGCAAGAAATACGCTCATTACTTGAATATACCTACGATACGTTATCCAGTGATGGGGCAAACAAAATTGAAGTTGGCCGACAAGCTACTGGTGCAGGCACATCAAAAGTGACAAATCGCCATGGTGAAAGTCGCGTTCTCCATTTTAAAGATGCTGATGCATGGCTTGAATATCAATCTGAGTTCGGCGGCATGCAGTTTGTAGATCTGGTAGAAGCTCATGTAAATGGTCTATCTAAAGATATTGCCATGGTAGAAAATTTGGGAAGCAATCCAAAAACAGCATTAAAAATTTTAATGGATGCTGCAGCAAATAAAGACTGGGAAAAAGGAATAGAAGACAACAAAACTAAATCTTCTCGCAAACGTGCACAAGTTATGTTTGATGAGTTTAGCGGGGGTAATTCGCCACAATCTCAGGTACTGGCTAACCTTGGCCTTGCATATCGATCAATGAATGTGGCCTCAATGCTAGGCGGCACCACAATTGCATCGATTGCTGATCAAGCAACTATTGCAAAAACAGCACATGTGCATGGGCTTTCATATCGTAAATCATTTGGTGAACTACTAGGGCAACTTAACCCAGCCAATAAGTCAGATCGTGAACTAGCGCATAGTTTGGGACTGGCCACAGATGAAATGTTAGGCTCGATTGCACGCTGGTCAGATGATGGGTTGACATCAACACATGGAAAATCTGAAAAGTTGGCTCGTATATCAAGCGGTGTTGCAACGCAAGTAATGAGAGTGTCTTTTTTGAATGCTCTTACTTCTGCCTCAAAAGTTGGATTTACTAAGCTTCTTATGGAGAAGTACGGCCGCTTAAGCCGTTCAAAATCTTGGAATGATCTAGATGTACAAGATAGAGAATTGCTTTCAAATACGGGCTTAAATGAACGTGCTTGGCAAGTGTTTCAATTGGCTGAGCCAGTTGTGGACCGCAAGGGCAATCAATTAATGTCAGCTCGATCTATCTATGAAATTCCAGATGAAAAACTACTAGCGACAATGGATAGTGATGTTAAAACACTGGTTAATAGTATCGATAGTCAAATTAAAGAACTTGATAGTCGTAACGCTTTAGATGACCAGCGCATCGCGAATAAATCACAGCGAAACGATGAGATTAAACGTCAATTATCACAACGTCTTTTAGACTATGCCAACCGAAAAGACAGCAAAGCACAGGCAGAGAAACAGGCTTTGCAAGACCGTATCGATTTGATCGATGCTCAAAAAGAATATGCAAAGGCTCGTGCAGATATAAATACATATTTGCAGGCAGAGAAACAGGCCAATAGGGTTCAGGACTTTCTACAGCAAGTTGAAGAAGGGCGACACTCTGACAAAGTGGCGCAAGACACCCGTAGAAATGTTGAACGTAATGCCCGTCAGTTTGGAAATAATGCAGAATCGTTAGGATATCGCCTAGGAAATAGTGAGCGTAGAATCACTGAGCTTAGATCTAGGATGCGTAAAGCTGATAGCGAAGCCAATAAAACGATTTCGAAAAAATATAAAGATTTAGATAAACAGATAAATGATCTAGATAAAGAATTTAATGAATATCAATCTAAAATTAATGAAAGACAAGCTCGAAGAAACTCTATTTCGCAACGCTTAACAGATAGCATTGATAGTGAAAAGCAACTTCTAGCAAAACAAATTAAGGATGAAGTCGCCTCACAGCTTCAAGCTCACTTACTTGATGAGCAGGGCATGGCAGTAATTGAAGCAGGGCTTCGTGAAAAGACCTTAATAAATGTTGGAGCTAGAGGAACTAGAATGGGTGAGATTTTTAGGGGTATAACTCAGTTTAAATCCTTCTCGGCAGCATTTTTAATGCGTCAAGGTAGTCGAACTATGGCACAAGAAGGCTTAAAAGGAAAAGCTGCCTATGCTATTCCTTTAGCTGTAACTATGACTTTACTCGGTGGGCTTGTTGTTCAGTTGCGTGAATTACTTAATGGTAATGACCCACAAACAATTTATGACAGCAGCGACCCTAAAAAGGCGGGTAGCTTCTTTTTACGTTCGCTTGTTGCTGGTGGTGGTTTACCAGTTCTAGGCGATATTCTTGTTGCTGGTACTGATACTTCTGGCCGTGATGCAAACTCGTTTGTGTCTGGGCCGCTTGGTAGTGATTTTGCTTCTTTGTTAGGTTTAACTGTGGGAAATCTCACCCAATACAATGAAGGCAAAGACACAAATTTCGGCAACGAAGCTTTCAAATTTGTGAAAAGCAAAATACCAGCACAGAACTTGTGGTATACAAAAGCGGCAATTAATCGTATGTTCTTTGATGAAATTCAAGATACCATTGCCCCCGGCTATCGTAAGAAAGCTTTACGCAAAGCAGAGCGGACACAAGACCGTGAGCGCTTCTGGGGCGATGATATTGAAGATATAAGAGCACCAGATTTTGAGAGGGTTATTCAATAATGAAACATAATAAAATTGGGGCATTGATTCTTAGCGCGGGCATTCTTTCAGCTTGCGCTTCTCTGCCCAGCAATCAACAGCAAGTTCAATTGCTTGAAAGTGATAGCACACTAATAAATGGGTGTAAAAAATTAGGACCTTTGAATACAGATACCAGAGGTGGACCAATAAATTATTACTCTAAAGCAGAAACTGAGTTTAAAAAAATTGCCTCCGATAGATATGGCGCTGATTCTGCTGTGATTACCACAAAAAAAGAGCTACCTATGGGGCGAGTAATACTGCAAGGTACTGCTTTAAAGTGCTACTAGAGTAAATCCACACAACAAACCGCCACACAAGCCCTTGTATATATGGCATATATGCGAGGGCTTTTTTATGCGTGATGATCAAATAGAAAAAATCAAAAAAATGTCAGAAGACATTGCAGACGACATGCTCGAAACTGCTTATGTTGCCTTGGATACTCCACTTGATAGTAAACAGAATCGTGGTGATAAGGGCTTCATGTACAAGATCGTTAAAGATCAAGCGGGAGTCATCGCAACAATTCAGCGAATTCTAGATATTAAGTCGGGAAAAATTCCACCTATTAGTGCAACACAAGCCACACAAGAAAAGTATGAACAGTCATTAATAGAAAAAGCAGAAAGAGAAGCAGAGAAACTTAGACAACGGGTGAGCTGATGATTAAACCAAAAATCAGCTTTCTAGCTTTTTTTCTTCTATGGGCCGAATTGCAAGGCTGGAAGGTTCCAAACTTCCACATACAAGTTTGTATTTTTCTAGAGAAGTTCTACTTAAATGGGCGCACGGCATTACTCATGATGCCGCGTGGCCATTCAAAATCTTCCATGCTGGATGTTTTCAATGCATGGGTAATTTATTGTTGGCCCGAAACTCAAATCTTACATCAAGGTACCACTGACTCTGATGCATACAAATGCAGTAAAGGAACACGAGATGTACTTTCACGGCACCCACTATGCATAAGCAATCCTAATGTTGCGATAAGACAGGGTGAAATTGAACGTTGGTTCGTCAATGGCACGAATGATGTGCGTTATGGAACGATGTTAGCAAAGGGTATTTTGTCTGGTGTTACGGGGCATCGTGCTCACTTCATCCAAAATGATGACGTAGAAACTCCTCAAACCACTGCCAATCCTGAGCAGCGCGAGAAACTTCCAAAAAAATTAAGTGAACAAACCCACATTGCCATACCTGGTGCAAAAAAATTATGGATTGGTACACCTCACACGTATGACTCTCTTTACGAAAAAATAAAAAAACAGAAGCGTGTTAGTACATTCATTCTGAAAATGTTTGAGCATGAACGTCGTGTAGAAAATGGCGAGAAAGGGCAAAAGGTTATTTTAGATTTTGAACCAATTCACTCATTCGCTGGTATTGGCGTTGGTTCTAAGTACCTAGAAAAAGGCACACATTATCTATGTAAACAAAAAACAGATAAGACTTGGGAAGTTACATTACTTGAATCCCATTACTTAATTGACTTCTACTCAAAAGGTATTTGGGAAGAACGCTTTACACCTGCTGAAATGGAGATTCGCCGAGAAGAGTGTAAAACCCTTAATGAATGGGATTCACAATATCAAATGCATGCCAAGCCAATTGGTGATGTACGTTTAGATCCTGACAAGATTCTAGCCTATGACTGTGAGCCACACTTAAGACGTGCTAATGGTGAAATCATTCTGATGTTGGGCGAGCGTCAAATGGTTGGGGCATCCCTAAAATGGGATCCTTCATCTGGCAAACTAAAGTCAGATGTTTCATCAGTGGCACTCTTTTTTCATGATGCTTTAGGTAATAGATATTGGCATAGATCGGTTGCACTAACTGGGCCTGATGTAGTGACAGATGATGCTGGAAATATTGTGGGTGGTCAGGTTTGGCAGCTTTGCGATTTAATCCAAGAGTTTAATGTTCCAAGAGTAATTATAGAAACTAATGGCATCGGTGGTTTTGCGCCTTCATCTCTTAAAGGTGCACTAAAAAAACGTGGAATTCAATGTGGGGTAACACCCCAGCCCTCAATTCAAAATAAAAACAAACGAATTCTTGAAGCAATGGAAGGGCCCTTAACATCAGGCCTTTTGTGGGCGCACATTTCAGTTTTAGAAGATGAGAAAGGAGAGGATTCACCACAAGTTAAACAAATGCGGGAATGGAATCCAGCTATTAGTAGTCAGCCTGATGATTTTCTTGATTCGGCAGCTGGCGCAATAGTTGAGCAGCCTGAGCGCATCGGGAAAATACACAACAAAAACGCTGTTAAAGAAGCCGTTAATTGGAGAACAAACGGTGGCGTGTATGAAGCCACAGTAGACTTTGATTAGGGGTAGGCCATGCCAGTACCAGAACAAACGCCATATAGAGAGTATACGGCAAATGGGACAACTACGGTTTTCCCATTGGGGTTTGATTGTGATAACTCAAATTTTTTAGTTGTTTCATTGGATGAAATTGAAGCACCTGTGGGGTCATGGTCTTTCAACAATGGGTCAGTTATTTTTAACACTGCGCCTGCTAATGGTGTTTTGGTTTCGATTAAACGAAACACGCCCTTTCAACGAACAACGAACTATCAATCCTATGACAATTCATTTCGACCTTCGCCAGTAAATAGAGACTTTGATTTAATTTGGTGGAAGCTTCAAGAGCTGGGCTATCGTGATCAGGTTATATGGCTTGCTTTAATTAAAGAGATCTCAGACCGTATTGATGGCGATGAAAATCTTCAAAATCAAATCAATACAATTGATGAATGGCTTAGTAATTTACAAGGAAATGTAGATAAAAATACAGCTGATATTTCTCAGTTGATACTCGATTTATCGCAAGAAGTTGCTGACCGAATAGCAAACGATAAAATTCTAAAAGATATGTTTCTTGCGATGATGGATGAGGCGATTAATGAAGGCACTATAAATGCTTTAGCCATTACTCATGTTGACTCACTTGAAGATCTTGAGGAAATTTCCAATGTTTGGGATGGTAGAACCGTCTATGTAAAAAATACAGGGAACTATGCTTTTGATGCTGCATTAAGCGGGTGGATAATATCCTTTCAAGATGCCGATAATGTGCGTGATGGAGAGGAAACGCAGAAAGCAATTAATGCTCAATCACAATATTCTGTATCAACATTTTCAGAATTAAGGGCATTAAAATACAAATCAAGCAAACATAAAAAAGGCGTTTTTGTCTGCCAAAGAGCTGATGATTATAAATTTGGTGGTGGACTCTTTGTTCCCGACCTGACTGATACAACAACAGCAGATGATGATGGAACAATTTTAGTTGGACTAAACGGTGTCCGATGGAAAAGAAAATGGAATGCTCATGCGGACCCATGTTGGTTCGGAGCTGACTATAAAGGTCTGGTAGATTGTTCACCTCAAGTTCAAAAAGCCATTGATGTTTCATATGGACGCCTTTGGTTCGGGAATGCAGATAGAAACTTCAAAATGATGACCCCTGTAGGCTTACCTACAAACAGTATCGTTGGCGATATGCTAATGGAAATTTGCGGAGCCGGTGCGCGAATTTGGGTCTATTCAGATACTGGAATTTTTACATCAAAAAGATCGATTGGATTTGAGACCTCAAATAGTGATTTATATACTGCGGTTTTGGAAATCGGTCGAGGTTTGCGTTTCCAAGGGGACGGTACAAGCCCATCTGTAGTGATTAATGGAGACCGTCTTTATAATGTAAATATGAAAGGGGGGCGCTATCTAAGAAATACAGCTTTAGTTAAAGCAACTATTCCGCGTCGTTCTGAAAATACAGGTTATTTGCAGTCAGTAACCATCGAAGGTAATCACTTAGCTCTTTGTAGAAAAATTATTGATTCAAAGCGTGGCTTTAACATTAATTTTAATCGCAACTTTGGAGAATCTTGTTACGGTGGTTTGTATATCGACGGTGAAGGTGCGCCAGCTGTCAATGTTGTTAGATGCGAAGGTAATCTATGGGAATCTGGCGGTGTATTCGCCAAACTTGGTGCTACATATGCGGGTACTTTTTTTGGGAACTATTTTGAAGGAAATAGTGCTGAAGATGTTCCAATTTTAAAATGCATGATCGAATTGGGTAAGACTGGAGCAACTCAATATTCAAGCGGTGTTACATTTATCGGGAATCAATTCGGTGCATCAACAATTTATAAAACAGATCCAGAATATTGTGATGTTAAATTCTCATCAGCACTTTCAGGCACTGGTTTAGATAACCTAACCCCTCCTATTTTCATTGGTAACTGGACTAATGGCTATAGAATGTGGTCGGAGGGTCAGGTTTTAACTCAGTTTGGCAATACATTTAGTGGCGGTAGTGCACGTAGACATGGTGCTCCCAAATTACATACAGAAGCACGCGTAACATTTGATCTTTCAAGAAAGGATTATGTAAGTGCAACATCATTATCTGGTGGTGTACATACTATTTGTGAGTTAGAAACCTCATTACTTGAGGCAATCACAGCGCAAGCAAATAGAGCATGTAGTGCTGATTTGAATATCTTTATGCAAATGAAGACTTCAAATAATATCGTATTAGGTTCAGCTCTCGCAAAAATTAGCTTATTAGCACAAGGCGCTGAAGGTATCAGTGTTGGTGCTGTAAATAGTGTATATGTTGGAGCTACTTTGACAGGTTTTACTCAGTTAGATGGTGGCCTAATTGATAGTGTAAATAATATTTCATTGTTCAAACACTTTACAAATCCAGTGCTTTCGATACAACGTGTTGGCACTAAGTATCAGTTAAAGTTGTCAGGTTATGCGCCTTTAACTGGAACCATTTATGGTGATACTGTTAAGGTATCATCAAATAGTATTATGACTATCTATTCGCTTAATAGCGGTGGTTCATTATCGGGTCAAATATCTTTCTCTTAGATATCACCCAACAAACACCTTGAAGCCCTAGCTTTAAATAGCTTAGGGCTTTTTTATTGCCAAATAATTAGGGGTAGGGCATGGAACCAGTTTCCACAAGCGGTTTAACAGCATTATTAAAATTTTATGGTGCAGCAATTATGGTGACTTTAGCAGTTGCCTTGGTTGCAGCAGTAGTATTGATGACACGTATGCCACGCTCACCACAAGAGTGGGCAGTTGGTTTGATTTGTACAGTGGTGTCTAGTTTGGCGGGCGGTTCATTCATTATTGTTCGATGGGGGCTTCATGAGTGGATTACAGATATATGGGGAATGATGACTTTGGGTGGATTTTTCTTTGTCTGTGGCATTCCCGGATGGGCTTTGGTTAGGTGGACTTTTAACTTTATTGATAAACAAGAAGGCAAGACCATTATTGAAGTTATCAAAGAGGTTAAAAAATCTAAGAACGACCTTACAGGTGGTTGATTATGACAGTTAAAAACTTCTTTGATGCTGCCCGTATTATTGCTGGCGGAAAACTAACACAAGCACAAGTTGACGATCTTAATAAAGTTGTCGATAAGCTTGTACCAGGTGTAAAAACTACAAGTGATATTGGTATTAATTTAATCACTAGCTTTGAAGATACTAGAACTAAAGCTTACGACGATGGTGTAGGAATCTGGACCATTGGCATTGGCACCACAGTTTACCCAAATGGCGTAAAGGTTAAGAAGGGTGATACTTGCACACTTGAACAAGCTAAATCCTACTTTAAACATGACCTAGCCAAGTTTGAAAAGACTGTGAATGAATCTGTCATTGTGCCTTTAACTCAAAATCAATTTGATGCTCTGGTATCACTGACTTATAACATTGGTTCAGGTGCTTTTAAGGGTTCGACTTTATTAAAGTTGCTTAACAAAGGCGACTACAAAGGCGCTGCGGACCAGTTCCTTTTATGGAACAAAGCAGACAGTAAGGTTATGAAAGGCCTAGTCCGTCGGCGTGAAGCAGAACGAGCACTCTTTCTAAAGAAGTGACTTATATGTGTAAGCGTACTAAAGTTGCATCGATCATCACAATGCTGTGCCTCCTTTTCTCAGGATGCACAGCGCATTCAATTAATAACAACATTCAAGTATCATTGTGCATAAAAGCACTATGAGTTTTTAATATGGCCCAAATGATGATTAAAGCCTTTGACCGTGCGAATACAAAAGTAATTGATCTTTTGGCAGAGGTGGGCAAGGGCGGCAATATTCTTAAGGTTTTTGATTATAACGGTAATGAGCTGACTATAAATTTAGATGGTACCGTAATTTATAATCGGACCCGTTGGCATTTACCCGTTAGTGTGGATTTGAAATAAGCCCCAATTAAGGGGCTTTTTTTTGTTATGCAGCATTAAGCATCTTGGCAATTTCTGAAGCGGTCGGGTTGTAATAAGTGTTCACCAGTACACTAATCGTTTTGTGCCCTGTAATTTTTGCGAGAATTTCTACAGGCAAACGATAGTCATGAACAAAACGTGTGATTGCTTCATGTCTTGAATCGTGGAAGGTAATAACCCCATCTAAGCTAACACGGCGTAAATTGCGTTGCCAAATTAGCCTAAAGGCATTCGATGTGAGTGGAACCATTCGATTATCGTTTGGGTCTTCTGGTAGCCAAGAAAGCATTTCTTTTGCTTTGGCTGTTAGTGGCACATCGCGAGATGAACCATTCTTAGTATCTAACAACCGGATGAAATCCGAAAAAATTAATTGTTTTTGTACGCTAAGGATTTCACCTTTACGCATTGCAGTCTCAAGTGCAAAAAGAAACGACCATGCGACACGGTGCCTTGGCTGTGTTGGTGTTTTACCCCATTCATAATCTAAACCTTTTATTACGGTATCAATGTGGTCCTGAGTAACACGTTGATGTCTTGGTGGCGGGGCTGACGGTTTAGTAATTTCTTTAAATGGATTTTCTTTAGTTAAAAATAGTTCTTTTCGTGCAAAGTCAAAAACTGAACTGTACATAGCCATTTCTCTGATGACCGTTGCTCCTTTTACTTGCTTTAAACGTTTATCACGCCATTGCTTGACTAAAGCAGGGGTTAGATCGTGGATAGACTCATCAGCTATTTGGCCCCAATTTTTCTTTAGGCATTTAAGCATTTGAACAATTAAGCGGGCGCTTTTCATTTTGCGGCCTTCATCCTGATAGTACATATCAAAAAGGGCTTGAAAAGAGATATGGATTTTTTCAGGTTCTGAAACGGGTTGTTCAGATTGTAATTCTAATAGTTTAGTTGCGGCCCACTGTTCGCACTCACTCGCTGTGTCACGAGTAGCTGCATAACGTTTACCTTTAAAACGAACTTCAATACGCCAAGCGTTGCCGCGACGGGTCGGTTTCTGCATTTTTAACACTCCAAATTTCATGGTGGCGCACTGCCGACAAAAATTGAAGATGTACAAATGACACCCACTTTTCTGGCGGCGGCACGGAAATATAAAGCGTTTTTTAATGTGAAATATGACTATTTTGAATAGTCATAGCTGACCTATCGACAATAAAAAACAAGCCGAAAGATTACTAGAACCTTTCAGCTTATTGATTTTTAACAACAAATTTTGGAGCGGGAAACGAGACTCGAACTCGCGACCCCAACCTTGGCAAGGTTATGCTCTACCAACTGAGCTATTCCCGCAATGTGAGCACATTATAGAGTGTTTCACTAAAGTGTCAACACTCTTGTGATTTAATTGAACATTTAATCAGCACGACGCCAAACTGTACCTTGGCGAGTGTCTTCTAATACAACACCTTGGTCGAGCAAAGACTGACGAATACCATCTGCTTTAGCAAAGTCTTTTGCTTTTTTCGCATCTACACGTTGTTGAATAAAATCTTCAATTTCAGCATCAGACAAAGTAAGTGCTTCTTGTCCAATATCTGATTTTAAGAAATCATCTACATTGTGTTGTACCAAACCTAAAATGTTGGTGAGGTGACGTAATGTCGAATAAAGCACAGTCGCTTGGTCAGCTTGCTCTTCTTTTACAGCACGGTTTAACTCTTTGTTCAGTTCAAACAATACCGCCATAGCTTCGGCAGTATTGAAGTCATCACACATTGCATTGTTAAAGCGTTCAATAAAGCTTTGATCAAGCGTTTCAGTTGTCGTTTGACCATACACTTGTTGGTAAGCTTTAAATGAGTGATAGAAGCGAGTTAAAGAAGTTTTTGCTTCTTTAAGTGCCACATCAGAGAAATTCACAGGACTACGATAGTGTGAAGACACAATAAAGTAGCGGATCACTTCAGGGTGGAATTTCTCCATTACGTCGCGAATCGTAAAGAAGTTGCCTAAAGACTTAGACATCTTTTCGCCATCAACGTTAATAAAGCCAACATGCATCCAATAGTTTACATATTGTTCGCCAGTTGATGCTTCACTTTGCGCAATTTCATTTTCATGGTGTGGGAACATTAAATCTGAACCACCACCATGAATGTCAAAGTGATTGCCTAAGCAGCAAGTCGACATTGCAGAACATTCAATGTGCCAACCCGGACGGCCATTGCCCCAAGGGGATGCCCAAGATGGTTCATTTTCTTTAGCATGTTTCCAAAGTACAAAGTCAAACGGATGTTTCTTTTCAACTTCTACGTCAACACGCTCACTCGCGCCAGCTTGCATGTCATCAAGCTTACGACCAGAGAGGCGACCATATTTCTCAAATTTGGTGACTTCAAAATAAACATCACCGTTTGCAGCAGGGTAAGCAGAGCCTTTATTGACCAGATTACCAATCATGTTTTGCATCTGATAAATATATTCAGTCGCTTTAGGTGCTTCATCAGGTGCAGCACAGCCTAAGTTAGCTGCATCTTCGTTCATTGCATCAATGAAACGAGTAGTAAGCTGCTGAATGGTTTCACCATTTTCATTCGCGCGTTTAATAATTTTGTCGTCAATGTCGGTAATGTTGCGAATATAGCGAACATTCCAGCCTTGGCTACGCAAGAAACGAATAATGTAGTCAAATGCAACCATAACTCGAGCATGCCCGATATGACAGTAATCGTAAACGGTCATACCGCAGACGTACATATCGATGTGACCTTCTTTGCGAGGTACAAATTCAACTTTTTTTCGTTGCTCAGAGTTATATAAAACAAACGGTTGCATAAGGGTTTTCAAACACTCTAAAAAAATCGTCATCCATCATAACGTATACACCATATTTCATAAAGTTATCAGTAAAAAAGATGCTGAGATAAGTATCGTTATTTGAAAAATGATTCGTTATAGGTGAAGATGCAGAAAGTTTTTAATGAATAAGAAAATTTATATGAATCATGCAAGTAACCCTTTTAAAAAGGCTGGTATTGCACTCCTTACAATAGGTGTTCTAGATATTATTTTAATGATCTACTCGATAATAAGTAAGATTAGTTACTCATCATCATTCAATATATTTGCTGTAATTGTTGGAATTCTCCTTCTAAAAGGTAGTGTAAAAACTGCACGATTAACAAGATGGTTCAGTTTATTCTTCTCTATTATATTAGTGGGAGGAGCTATTGGGATGATATTGATCATGCCTTTCGATTTATTAAAAATACAAATTAAACTCAATATATTATCTGCGCTAATTACATTTTTTATTGTAGTGATATTTTTCTCTTTACTTATATGGATCTATCGTCAACTTTCGACTCCAGAAGTGCTGAAATTGTTTGCTGAAGCGGGGTATGCAACTACAAAGAGTTCAGCTTATTTCTTTGGTTCTGTTTTTTTAATATTTATGCTTGGAATGCTTACTATTGTAGGCAAAGAGTCAGAGCAGAAGGCTAAAGAATTAGCTCGGCAACAACTTGGTTCCAATTTTCAATATTACGTTTCGAGCATGTCTTTGTCAGGGAAATCGGGTCAGGCAAATGTTATTGCTTATACAGATAAAGAAATTCGACATATTCAGATAGATTGGTAA